CCGTTTTGGCAAATTCTGCCGCAATTTTGACGTATTAGCGGCAAATAAAGGCCAAAAGCGGCATCTTTAAGGCATTTCGGGGTCAAACGCCAACCGCTCCCCAAAGCCACAGGGCGAAACCGCACACATTTAGAGGTGTGGCGCGCCCCTCGAAGCTGACACCAAAAATCCAAGAGCTGATTTGCCAGTGTTTGCGAGCGGGACTGCATCGCAAGACGGCGGCCGCACGGGTGCGCGTCGACGAGAGCACGTTCAGCCGGTGGTACACGACCGGAGCTCGCGACGAGCGTGGCCGCTTTCGGGAGTTCCACGACGCGGTCAACGAGGCCGAAGCGCAGTACCAGGAGGACGCGCTCGCCGGCCTTCACGCCTCGGCGCCGCAGAACCCGAAAATCACCATGTGGCTGCTGTCGCGGCGCTTCCCTGCGTTGTACGGACGCCACGACAACGTGCAGGAGACGAGCGCCTCTAGCGTGCTGGCGAACTCTGCGTCGCTAAAGGAACTCCTCCTGACGCGACTTGAGCGGCTCGCCGTCGTGCAATCGGAGAAGCCCGCCGCGCCCGCGGAGGCGCCCAATGCGGGGTGAGTGGCGGGAGCTCCTCGAGCAGCTCGAGCCGGAGGACTCTGTGGCGGCATACCTCTGCCGGCGTGCGGGCTCGGTCGAGGGGGTGCGCGCGCTTTTTGACGACCTGTCGGACGACGAGGTCGCGGCGCTCGCGTACGACTTGGACTTCTGGGCGCGGCGGCAACAGGTGCCCCCGGCGACCGCGTGGACCTGGTGCGTCATGCTCGCGGGCCGCGGCTTCGGGAAGACCTTTGCAGGCGCACGGTGGGCAATCGCGAAAGCGCGCGAGGGGAAAGCGGCCGGCGCTCTCATTGGCCCGACCGCGGCGGACGTGCGGGACACGATGATCAAGGGGAGCTCCGGCATCCTCGCCCTGAGCCCGCCGGATTTTATGCCGGTCTACGAGCCATCGAAGCGGCGCCTGACGTGGCCGAACGGCGTCTTCGCGGTGGCCTACTCTGCGGACAAACCCGACCGCCTCCGCGGCCCGAATACGGGATGGGTCTGGGGAGACGAGCCGGCGTCGTGGCGCTACGAGATGGCGGCGCTCGACCAGATTCCCCTGTTCAACCGACTCGGCACGCGCGAGGCGCCGCCTCAAACGCTCCTGACCGGGACGCCTCGTCCCATCCGCAAGCTCGCCGAGCTGCTCGAGCGTCCGGACACCGTCCGCATTACCGGGAGCTCCCTGGCAAATGCGGCCAACCTCGCGCCCTCCGCAGTCGCCGCGATGCGCGCCATGTCTGAGACGCGCTGGGGACAGCAAGAGGTTCTCGGGCAGCTCCTTATGGACGTCCCGGGGAGCCTGTTCGGCTCGGCCCGCTGGGGGCGCGTTGAGGCGGACCCGCTTGAGTACGCGAAGACGCTCGACCGGCGCATTGTCTCCGTCGACCCGGCGCCGACCTCGGACGTGGGCGCGGACGAAACGGGCATCATCGTACAGGGCTCGCGCGTGGGCGAAGACAGGTTGAAGCGCGTCTCGATTTTGAAGGACGCGAGCCTGAAGGCGTCGCCGCGGGAGTGGGCGTCTACTGCGATTCACGAGTACCTCGCCTTCGGCGCGGACGCGCTCGTCGTCGAGTTGAACTCGGGCGGCGAGATGGTGACGACGCTCGTCGAAACGGTCGCGCGCGAGATGGGCGTCGTCGTCAACGTGCGGCCCGTGCGCGCGAAGGAGCACAAGTCGAAGCGGGCTGAGCCCGTGTCGGCACTCGCGGAGACGGGGCGGATCGAGTTTGTCGGAGAGCACACGAAACTCGAGCGGCAGCTCGCCTCATTTACGGGGCGCCCGGATCGGCGCGACGACCGCGTCGACGCGATGAACTGGGGTGTTCACGAGCTCGTGTTCTCTGAGCAGTTCTTCGCGGTCTTCTGAGAGGGATTCAAATGGGATTCTGGGAAAACTTCCGTGGGGCGTTTGGCGGCAAGCCGCGCGAAGGCACAGGCCTCGAGGTGTCCAAGTGGACGAGCGCGCCTCCACGGAAGGGGGCTGACGCGCTCCTCCGGGCTTACAAGGAGATGCCCTGGCTAAGGACCGTCGTGGACGCGGTCGCCGACAACGTCGCGAATGTTCAGTGGAGGGTGTACCGACGGACCGGCACCAACGGGCGCCGCGACTACTCGTTCCGGAGCGGCAGCAAGCGAGCCCGGGCGGACCGGATGAAGGCGCTCGAGGAGCAGGGGCAGCTCGTGGAGCTGGTCGACCATCCGCTCCTAACGCTGCTGATGGACCCGAACGACCACCTCAGCGGTCGTGCGGTCCTCAAGCTGTCGCAGGTGCATCTCGACTTGGTCGGCGAGTCGTACTGGGTGCTCGAGCGCGAGCCGGTCACGGGACTCATCATCGGTGCGTGGCCGGTCCCGCCGAACGCAGTACTTGCGCTCCCGGACCTCACGAAGGAGAGGGACCAGCAGACCTACACCATCCAGCGTAGCGGCGGCTCCAAGACGTACCCGGTGAAGGACGTCGTCGCCCTGCGGATGCTCGACCCTGACGACCCGCTCGGCCGTGGCATCGGACCGGCCTTCGCGCTCGGGGACGAGCTCGACTGCGACGAGTATGCAGCGCGCTTCACGAAGAATTTCTTCTACAACTCTGCCGTGCCGGCCGCGGTGGTCTCTATCGAGGGGCTGTCGGACGCGAACGCGCCGGCGGTGCGTGCGTTCAAGGAAAGCCTGGAGCGCGAGCACCGTGGGCCGGAGCGTGCCGGGAAGCTACTCGTTACCTCCGGGAAGACGTCATTCGCAAGGCTCGATACCTCGCTGAAGGACATGCAGTTCGTCGAGTTGCGGAAGTTCCTCATGGAATTCGTCCGGCAGGTGTACCGGGTGCCACCGGAAATCGTCGGAGACATCAGCAACTCCAACCGGGCGACGGCGTTCGCTGCGCGGGAGCTGCTCGCCGAGCAGGCCGTGCTGCCGCGCCTGGAGTTCTTGCGGACGGAGCTGCAGGCCCGCCTCGTGCCCCAGTTCGGGAACGACCTCGTCCTCGAGTACGACTCCCCGGTGCCGGCAGACCGGGACCACCAGCTCGCGGTGATGTCCAGAATGCCGGAGGCGTTTTCGTACGACGAATGGCGCGCGCTCGCCGGGCTGCGGCCTGACCCGGAGCGCAAGGGATACCCGCTGCCGATGCCTGGACAGGTTGAGACGCAGCCGGGTGAGCCCCCTGCAGAGGAGCAGCAGCCGGCGAGTGAGCCACCACCCGAGGTCCAGTAAGCCACTCGCCAAAACCGCACACATTTAGGGGGAGATGCAACGCGCGAAGGCACTCCAGTTCGTGAAAGCCGCGCCCGCGTCCCGTGAAGGGAGCGGGGGTGTCTACACGTTCCGCGCGAACGACGGACTGCCGGACCGCTATCAGGACCGCGTCAGCCCCCAAGGCTGGCAGCTCGACAGCTACAACGCGAACCCCGTCATCCTTTACAACCACGACGAGTTCGCCGGTTCTCTGGTCGGCGCGCCCCTGTTGCCCATCGGCAAGGGGCACGCGTACATCGAGGGGGATGCTCTCTTCGTGGACGTCGAGTTCGACCAGGGTGACGAGTTCGCGAAGAAGGTCGAGTCCAAGGTGGCTGGCGGCTTTCTCAATGCGGTCTCGGTTCGGTACCTGATGACCAAGTTCGCGGAGAACGAGCTCGGTGGCTACGACAGCCACGAGCAGGACCTCCTTGAAATCTCCGTCGTGACCATCCCCGGCAACCAGAGGGCGGTGCGCGTGATGAAGTCGATTGAGAAAGACGTTGAGGCGGTGGTTCGGCGGGTGGTGGCCGAGGTGATGAGGGCCAAGGCGGAGGAGAAGCCCGCTGCCCCCTCTGTCGAGGAGCCGGTTCCCGAGAAGGAGATGAAGGCTGCGGGAGGGGCGCTGGTGGAGTGCAACTCCTGCGAGTGGAAGTCGGAGACCCCTGCGTGCCCTGAGTGCGGCGGGGAGGTGACGGCGTTCCAGGTCGAAACGGAGACCGAGACCGAAGCCGAGCCCGAAGAGACTCCGGCGTCCGCGACGGCGGCGCCCGGTGACGAGAAGCCCGCCGTCGAGAAGTCCCTCAACCTCAACGAGCTCGCGAAGGAAATCGCGGCCCGGACGCTGTCCATCCTGAAGGAGAACGCATGACCGCCGAGCAGATGAACGAGATTGCCAAGAACGTCGCGGACCAGTTGGTGGAGAAGTCGCGCGGCGAGCGCGCCCCCCTGGCAACCAAGGGCGGTGAGCCCGTCAAGTACTCCGCGCTGAAGAACGCGGCCACGTTCGGTGCCTTCCTGAAGTCCGTTGCCGCCGCGAAGAGCGGGGGGCGCGAGGAGCTGTCGAAGCACGCGGCGCACTTCGGCGGGCAGGAGATGGCGAAGGCGATTCAGGAGTCCGTGTTCGACTCCGCCGGCGCCCTGGTGCCCATCCAGTACTCGAGCGACGTCATCGAGTTCCTCCGTCCGGTGAGCTTGATGGACAAGCTGGGCGTCCAGATGGTGCCGTTCAAGTACCGGCTGGAGATTCCCAAGCAGCTTTCCGGCGCCTCCCTGACGTGGATTGGCGAGGGCGACACCACTCCGGAGACGAAGCCCACCTTCGGGAAGGTCATCCTGACCGCGAAGAAGGGCATGGCAATCATCAACCTCTCGAACGACCTCGTCCGTAACCCGGGCGTGGGCGATGCCTTCGTCGGCGAGGAGGCCCGCAACGCGATGGCACACGGCGTCGACCACACGGCGCTGAACGGCACCGGGGTTGGCAACCAGCCGGCGGGCCTGCTGGCCCAGATCCACGCGAGCAACAAGTTCGTGCGGAGCGGGACGGACGTCGCTGATTTCATCGCGGACGTCGACCAGGCGGTGGAGATGGTGCTCGCTGCCGACGTCAACATCGGCTCGCCCGCGTGGCTGATGGCGCCCCGCAAGGCGTCCGAGCTGCTGGGCCTGCGCGATGCGGGCGGGTGGTTGTTCCGCGACGAGATGCTCGGCGGGAAGACCCTGCGCGGTATGCCCTTCGTGGTGTCCACGCGCGTGCCAAGCGGCAAGCTGGTGTTCGGTGACTTCCGGCACTTCATCACCGGTATCGACGAGGACGTGAACGTCACCATGCACACCGACACGCGCGCCGCGTACGACGAGACCATGCTGCGCGCCATCGTCCGCATGGACTTCAAGGTTCGCCACGACAAGGCCTTCTCCGTCGTGTCCGACGAGTAGTTCAACCCGTTCCCCCCCACGGGCGCGCCGCCGGTGTCCGGACTACCGGCATCGGCGGCGCTTTTTCTTGAGGAGCCCCCGTGCCCGCGAACGCCGTCGATCTCTGCCTTTCCGCAACCGTGGCGAGCGACCTGGGCGTCGCGGACGACGCGCGACTTCAGCGTGCCGTCACGGCCGCTTCACGCGCGGTGGCTCGCTACTGCGGCCGGCCGTTTGAACGTGCCACGGTGACGGAGTACCCGCCCGGCTACGGGCGCCCGCTGCTCCTCCTCGAGCGCGCCCCCATCGTCTCCGTCGCGAGCGTGACCGAGGCCGGTGTCTCGGTGCCTTCGACGTCCTACGAGTTCCTCGGGCAGCTCGCAAACGCAGGGATGCTCCTGCGCCGCGAGGGCGTGTGGATGGATACAGGCGTTCACACGGGGAGAATCACCTCGAGCCCAGACGTGAACTTCGGTCGCTCGGACGGCATCGTCGTTGTGTACTCGGCGGGCTTCGTCACCCCAGGGCAGAGGGCGCTTGACGCAGCGCTGACGGTGACGCTCCCCGAGGACGTACAGGAGGCCGCAGTCATCACGGCGGCAGACTTCTACCGGCGGCAGACGCAGGACTCTAACGTCGCGAGTGAGAGCCTCGGAGACTGGTCCGTCTCCTACGCAGGGACGAACACGGCAATCGGCCGCGGCGTTGACGTTCTGCCGAGTGCGGCCGTCCTAATCCTCGCTCCCTACCGCTCGCTCCGGGTGTCGTGATGGCGGAGGCCTCGGACCACTTCCGCCAACGCATCTCCTTCGCGGAGGTGACGGGGCGAGATGCGTACGGGAAGCCGACGCTCTCTCCCGTCTCGACAGCCCCGGCTCGCGTGCAGCCCCTCCAGAAGCTCATCCGCGATGCGAAGGGCGCCGAAGCGCTCGCCTCTCACGTCGTCTTCACGACCGCGGCCCTGACGCTCAACTCCCGCGTCTGGTTTCCCGGCGAGCCCACCACGGACGTCAACCGAGCGCGGCGCCCACTGTCCATCGGCGAGTTCATCGACGGCGCGGGCGTCGTGCGGTACCGAAAGGTGTGGTTCTGATGCTGCGGGATGTCGCGGCGGACCTGGCAGTGGTGCTCGAGGCGGCCTCGCTGGGCCTCGCGCGTCCTCCTCGTGCGCCCGGCAACCTCTTCCTCAGCGCGCTCCCGGAGGACGACGACTTCACCGTGCCTGACGTTGTCGTCGCGGTGCTGTCGACGGGCGGCGGAGACCCCGAGCCGTACCTGGGCAGCTCGCGGACGGTCTACATGCGGGCGACCTGTCAGGTCGTCGTTCGCGGCCCTCGTGAGGACCACGCCGCGGGGCAGGAGCTCGCCTTCGGCGTCCACTCAGCGCTGATGCTCCCCGCGCTGGCGCCCTACGTCGTGGTCCGCCCTCGGGAATCCGCGCCTCTCCGCCTTCCGGTGGATGGCTCCGACCGCCCGCTTTGGGTCTTCAACGTCGAGGCGCAGTACTCCACCGAAGGGGCGGATGGCGCTCCCGTGCTGGGGGGCGTCGTTTCCCCCGGCAACGGCGCCAGCGTCTTCGAGGCGGCGTGCTCCTCCGCGGACGTGCCCGGACGGCTCGTCGGGGTGGCAGGCCCCCCGGTGGACGGCTCGCCCCACGTCGTGACGGCAGACCCCTCCGCGCCCCTGGGGCTCCCTGTCGTGGGCGTCCTGGTGTCGAAGCCTGCGAACACGGTGGCGCTGGTGCAGCGATCCGGCCTTTGCGACGTCGGCGCGTTCGGCGGGCCCGCGCTCGTGCCAGGGAGGACCGTATTCGTGGGGTGGGACGGGCGGCCTACCACCACAGTCCCCGCTGCCGGCGAGTCGCCGTCTGGCGTGGCGTTCGTGCAGGCCGTCGGTGTTGCACTCGGCGAGCACCTGTTCGCACTTCAGCCCTCACCCCAGATGGTGCGCCTTGGTTAGCTTCAAGACGGAAAAGATTGGATTCGCGGCGTACCTCGTCAACGCGGGCGTGTTGTTGTCTGCGGTCCACGTTCGTTCACGCAACCGTGCCTCGTTCGAGTTCGCACTGGCGCCAGAAGAGGCCGACTCGCTCGAGTTGGAGTTCCAGCGCTCGGAGTTCTTCCGGTACTTCGAGTCGTTTCGCTACCTACGAGACCGGACCCTGAGAGGATCCACCAATGGCAAGCAAGGCTAAGACGTCCCCCGAGAAGTCCACGAAGACCAATGCGGCCAAGCCGAAGAAGGCGACTCCGCCGAAGACAGTCCCGGCAAAGGCGGCGCCGGTGAAGTTGCTCGCACTCACGACGGAGGAGCGGTTGCATCTGCGGCTCTACGAGTCCGAAACAGTGCGTTGGGCTGCAGAGTCCCACGTGCGAGGGCAACAGCGAGACGCCTACCTTCGCAAGATTGACCCCGAGGGGAAGCTCGGTAAAATGGCAAACGAGGCCCGTGCCGTCGCACAGAAGTCGGCCGAGGCTCAAAAGCAGTATCAAGCCACCGTCAAGGCAGTTGAAGACCGCCTCGGAATTGTCCTCAAGGACTATTCATTCGATGACGTGACGGGCGCACTCCATAAGCAGGCTTAAGACGACAAAGCGGCATCCGCCCGGGGCTGGCCTGGGCGGCCTCTTACCCATCGGGTGATGCAATGGCTATTCGCAAGTTCATTTTCTTTAACGGCACTGAGGGCTACAGCCAGGAGCAGGCTGCATCGGACGAGCTCGCGCTCGGCAAGGTGACTCTCTCTGGCGTGTCCGGCGTGGCGCTCGACGTGGGCGGTGCAGACATTGCCAACCTGGGCGAGCCGGTCGGCGCGAACAGCGCGGCCCGCAAGGCCTATGTGGACAGCGGCCTCGCCACTGAGGCTCAGGCTCGCGCCGCCGCCATCACGGCAGAGGCGACCGTCCGCGCGGACGCGGATGCTACGCTGCAGAGCAACATCACCGCCGAGGCCACTGCGCGTGCCAACGCTGACCTCGCGCTGCAGGGCGGCATCACGGCCGAGGCTACTGCTCGGACGAACGCAGACACCGCGCTGCAGGGTGAAATCGACGCCGAGGAGCTGGCCCGCGTGCAGGCTGTCAGCGCGCTGACCACGGCCATCCAGAACGAGGCGCAGACCCGGGCGAACGCCGATGCGGCGCTTCAGGGCGAAATCGACGCCGAGGAGCTCGCGCGAGCTAACGCCATCTCTGGCGTTCAGTCCGCTCTGTCCGCGGAAGCCACCACTCGCGCCAACGCGGACACTGCGTTGCAGGGCGAGATTGACGCGGAGGAGATTGCCCGGGCGGCCGGCGACGCCACGCTGACCACCAACCTGGGTCTGGAGCAGGCGGCCCGCATCGCGGCTGACAGTCAGCTCGCCATCGACTACGCGGCGGCCGACGCCAGCCTCTCGCAGACCATCACCACCGCCTACCAGGCGGCAGACGCGCAGGTCGTGGCGCAGCTGCAGGCTTACGCGGACAGCCTGCAGGCCGGGTTCTCCGTCAAGGCCCCGGTGAAGGCCATTGCGACCGGCAATATCACCCTCTCCGGTACGCAGACCATCGACGGTGTGGCTCTGGTGGCGGGCGACCGGGTGCTGGTGGCGGGCCAGTCGGCGGGACAGAACAACGGCATCTATCTGGTGGCCGCCGGGAACTGGACGCGCTCGGCGGATGCTGACAGCTCCACCGAGGTCAAGGACGGAATGTCCGTGTTCGTGGAGCAGGGCACCGAGTTCGGAAACTCGACCTGGGTCCTCATCACGAACAACGACATCACGCTCGGCACCACGGCGCTCGAGTTCGTGCGCTTCTCCGGCCTGGGTCAGATTACGGCCGGCAACGGCCTGGCGCAGTCCGGTAACGAGCTGTCGGTCAACGTGGGCAACGGCATCCAGCTTGTTGCTGACGCGGTGGCGGCCAAGGTTCAGACCGCCTACGGCCTGTCCGTGGACGGCGATGGCGTGCGGGTGGACCTCGCGGCCCTGAAGGGCCTCGAGTTCTCCGGCGGCGACCTCGCGGTCAAGCTGGAGAGCGATGCCGGGATGGAGTTCGACGCCACCAACGGCGGCCTCGAGCTCAAGCTGGTGAGCTCGCAGCGCTTGTCGAAGTCCGCCGCCGGCCTTGACGTGGTGGGGCTGCCGCAGTCGTTCAAGATCAACGGCTCCGCCGTCAACCCGCTGGTGGGTGCCACCTCGCTGAACGCGCTGGTTGGCTCCGGGAGCGGGGCGGAATTTGCGAACGCGGAGGGCGACCTCTACCACAGCCACTCAGCCATCGCAGTCAAGAGCACGATGGGCAATGTGGCGCAGGGCAAGGCTGCCTACTTCACGGCGAACGGGCAGCTTGCCGAGGCGTCCTGCTCGAGCCCGTCCACGTCCAAGGTTGCCGGCGTGTGCGTCATCTCCAACGGCATCGCCTCCTCGCTGGTGGCGGCCGGCACGGTGCTGTTCCCGACCTCCGGCTACAGCATCACCCCGGGCACCACGTACTACCTCGGGGCGGACGGCAAGCCGGTGGAGTACAGCGCGCTCGTGGCCGGCGACCGCGTCATCCGCTTGGGCTACGGCATGTCCGTGGGGCCGCTGAACGCCCCCCGCATGCTGGTGTCCATCCAGGACCTCGGCCAGAAGGCGGCCTAGTCTTAGTCGGCTGATGCTGTGACTTGGGGCGCCCTGGCGACGGGGCGCCCCTTCTCGTTCTCAGCCACGCGCCAAAACCGCACACATTTAGGGAGGAGATGGCGCGCACGTCCGTCCAGATTGAGGGGCTCGGGCACCTCCGGGCAAAGCTGCAGAAGGCCTCTGCCGAGGTGCTCCGCGGCTGCGCGCCCGTTCTGCTGGCGGAGGCCAGGGACGTGTTGAGCGCCTCTAAGGGAAGCCTTCCAGTGGAGAGCGGCGAGCTCGGCGGCTCTGGGTTCGTGACTGGCGTGGAGATTGAGTCGCAGAAGCGTAGCGCGACGGTGCTGACGGGCTACGAGGCGCCACACGCGGCATTCGCGCACGAGGGTTTCTACGGCTTCCCTGGAGTGGAGGACAAATTCGCGCGGACCGGGCAGCCGCCGAAGTTCCTCGAGAGGGCAGTTCAGGGACGTGGGAAGGCATTTGCCCGCAAGGTCGGCGCCGCGATGGTCGCAGCGCTGAAGAAAAGTTCAGGCAAGTAGGGAGAGCACGATGGCACTCGCGGCACACGGGACGAAGATCTACTTCAAGGCCACCTCCACGGCGGCCGGTTCGTCGGATGAGGTGAAGGGGTTGAACGACTTCACCGCATCGAGCTCGAAGACGATGCTCGACGTCACGGACTTCAAAGACGCCAGCGGCGTGAAGCTGAAGCTGGCAGGGCTCGAGGACGGGAGCTTCTCGCTGTCGGGCGACCTGGAGAGCGGGGATGCTCCCCAGGCGCTCATCCGCTCGAGCTTCGACACGGGTGCCACTGGCTACCTGACCATCCACTGGGACCCTTCAGCGACCGCGGGCAGCCGGGGCTACCAGTTCCCCGTCATCGTGGAGTCGTATGAAGTGAAGGGCAGCGTGGACGGAAAGACGGAGTTCAGCGCCTCCCTGCAGCTCAACGGCGCGAAGACGGCGGTCTAGTCATGGCGATTGCCGCGCACGCGAATACGGTCAAGTTGGCCGGCTCCTCCGTCGTGATGACGGGCGAGGCGTGCGGGCTCGTTGCGGCAAAGACGTACCGCGTGACGAGCTCCGCGAAGCGCGTCCTGGACCCCGCGACGGCCATCACCGTGAAGGACGGCGGCGTTGCCGTGGCCGCGTCGAACTACTCGGTCAGCCATCTCTTCGGCACCGTGACGTTCGGCGCGTCGTACGCGGTGACGGGTCCCGTCACCATCGACGGGGCCTACCTGCCGATGCTGACGCTCGCGGAGGTGCGGGAGTTTTCGCTCTCCTCCCAGGGCGCGCTCGCTGACTCCACGACGCTCGACTCCGCGGGGTACATGGCGAAGGCGTTGACGCTGAAGGATTTCACGGCGTCGCTGACGACCCTGCAGTCCGCGCTGTACGACAACGACCCCGGCGCGGGCTCGCGCGTGGTCGCTGACCTCCACGCGGCCGGCACGCCTGTCCTCATCGAGGCCGGGGCCGGTGGCTACCTGTTCCGCGGGTGGGCCGTCATTGAGTCGTTCGAGCAGAAAGGTTCCGGCGAGGGGCTGGTGGAGCTCTCGCTTTCATTGCAAGGGACCGCCATTGCCACACCGGCGGGCGGCTCCGTTTCATTTGGGTGGGGCAACTGATGACGACGAAGAAGAGCGCGCGAGGGGTTCTCCTCTCCGCGACGAAGTTCCGGACGCAGGCGCTCAAGCTGGAGACTGCGGAGGGGCCGCTCGACGTGGAGCTCCGGCAGCCCTCCGTGTCTGGCCGCGCGACCATCCTCAAGGCCGCGGGCGTGAGCGGCGACGGGAAGGGCGCCATCGACCTGGGCCGCCTGCAGGTGTCCGCAGTGCTGGCCTGCGCGTTCGACCCGGAAACGGGCGGCAAGCTGTTCGAGCCCGCTGACGAGGCGGCGCTCCTGGAGCTCCCTGCGGGTGGGTGGTTCGACGAGCTGGCGACGGCGGCGCTCGCGCTCGTCAACGTGGACCAGGAGGACGCCCGCAAAAGCAGCAGCGCAGCCTGAGACGGACCTCCTGTTCTTCATCGCTCACGAGCTTGGGGGCATGACGGCGGGGGAACTGGCGGCGCGGATGTCGGTGGACGAGTTGCACCTGTGGGCGGCGTGGTTCGAGCAGAAGGCCGCGCGCGAGCGGAAGGAGATGGACAAGGCACGCGCGCAGGCGAAGACCAAGAGGAGGTGAAGGCATGGCGTTGAAAGTCGGAGACCTGTACGTCAGCCTCACCGCCAACACGCAGAAGCTCCAGGGCCAGCTCAACAGCGCGGCAAAGCAAGTCGAGAAGTTCGGCCGTCAGTTGAAGTCGCTCGGCAAAGACGCGAGCGAAATGTCGAACATCGTCGTCGGCGCTATGGCGGCCGTGTTCGCCGCGGCGTCGTCCAAAGACGCGCCAGGCGCGGAGGTCAAGAAGCAGCTCGAGGATTTGAAGACGCAGTCTGTTGCGCTGGCCTCCGAGATTGCCCAGGCGGCGATGCCGGTAATCCAGCAGATGACGGACTTCGTCGGACGTCTGATTACGGCGTTCCGTCAAATGACGCCGGCGCAGAAGGAGATCCTCGTCTCGTTCCTTCAGGGAGCGATGGCGGTGTCTGCGATTGGTATCGCGGCCGTGAAACTCGAGCCCGCATTCAAGCTAGCGGGGTCGGCCATTTCGTTCGCTGGCACTGCGATGTCGGCGCTCGGGACTGCCGTGGCGTGGGTTCAGGGCGCACTTGCATCCTTGGGCGTTGGCTTCCTGCCGGTCCTCGCAGGCATCGCGGCTTTCATCTTCATCGCCGGATTCGTTCGCCAGGCGTGGGCGGAGAATCTCGGCGGCATACAGGAGAAGTTTGCGTCCGTCTGGGGCTGGATCTCCGAGAAGGGCGGCGTCGTCTCGAAGTTCCTCGGGAAGGCGGCGGACTTCATTGGCGAGCGATTCAAGGCGGTGTTCAGCGAGATTTGGGACCGGTACAAGACCTTCATGCAGCTCATCATTCGCGGGGCTGCGCTACTTGCGCGGAGCCTGGGGATGGAGAACGTCTTCGACGTCAACGGGCTAGAGAAGGCCGCGCTTCAGTTTACGGACCAGTACCCGAAGTTGATGGTTGAGGGTGCGAAACTTCTCGGAGATGCCGCAGTCGAAGGCGTCAAGGTCATCGGGTCCGGGCTGGGGACGGCGTTGGAGTTCTCGGCAGCGGGGCTCTCAAAGACTGCCGGAGACATCACGGACAAGCTCTCCGGGGCGTTCAAGGGGCTCCTGCCCGAGGCTGCAAAGGTCGAGGTGAAGGCGGCCGCCGAGAAGGAGGAGAAGGTAAAGAGTGCAGCGGCGCACGCGCCGAAGGTCGACTACGGGCGCCTCCGTGCGGACAAGATGGAGGCGTCGTTCGTCGCGCTTGCGGGAATCGGCGGCAACCTGCGCGACTCGCTCGAGATGGCCGGCGCGCTCAACGTGCCGAAGGAGCTCGAGCAGTTCAGCGGCGACGCGCTTAAGTCCGTCAAAGGAATCGAGGACGTTCGGGACTTCCTTCACAAGATTGGCGCAAGCGCCGGAGAGACGGAGAAGTACCTCGGCGAGTGGCAGAAATGGCGGGAGAAGCTGGATAAAGACGCAAAGGTTGTTGAGCGCCTCCGCGCAGACCGCGCCCCCCAGGCCGCGGAACAGTTCCTCAAGGGCGGGACGTTCGGCGAGTCGGCTCGGATGGCGGGCGTCAAGACCGGAATCCCCGAGTGGCTCGAGAAGCTCAACGGCAGCAACTTGAAGTCCCTCTCGGACTTCGAGGACCTCGAGGACGCGCTTGCTCAAATCAAGGACCTAAACCCGGTCGTTAAGGAGTTCTTCGAGACCTCAAAGAAGACCTTTACGGACGGCATCGAGAAGGCGAAACAGCAGGCCGAGGAGCAGGCCAAGAAGGCGCAAGAGCGCCAACAGGCCATCGACGGATTCAAGGACGGCGTCGTTGGCTCGATGGGCAAGCTGGGCGGCGTCATCCAGGCGGCGACCAGCCCGCTGGCGCAGGCGGGAGGCCCCATCGGGGCGCTCGTGGCGGTGGGCTTTGAGCTGCTCAAGAACTCGAAGCAGTTCGGCGAGTTCCAGGCGGCGCTTGACGGAGTAATACAGGGGCTTTCGGACGCGCTCGGTCAGCTCCTCCCGCCGTTCACGATGTTGGTCAGCGCGATTCAGCCAATCGTCGCCGCGGTGGGCGCAATCGTGGCGAACGTCGTGCCGCTCCTGACCGCGGTCCTCGAGCCGTTGCTCCCCGTGTTCGTAATTCTGGGGGCGCTGCTGATGGCGCTCTCGCCCATCGTCAACATCGTGGTTGAGGTTCTCCGGGTCCAGCTCATCCCCGTGGTTTGGCTGCTCGAGCAGGTCATGCGGTCTTTGTTCGGAGCGCTCCAGACGGTCGCGGTCATCATCCTCGGGGTCGTGGTGGGCGTCGTGAACCTCTGGAACGGGGTTGTCTCTGCCGTTCAATCGGTGCTGATGTGGATTTCTGGGTTTGAGATTGCAGGACAGAAGCCGTTCGCGTTCCTCGCGGATTGGGCTACCAGCCTCGAGGCGGCAAAGGGGCCGGCCGCGCAGTACCAGAAGCAGCTCAATGACACGATGGCGATGACGTACGAGTCCGCCATGACGACCGCGAAGTCTTTCAACGACGCGGCCGGGGCAGCGGATCAACTCGCCGCCGGAATGACGAACGCAGCGAGCGGCTTCAAGGTCGACCTCGCCCGCTTCAATGCGACTTCGACCGGGCCGGGCTCGCCCGCGGACTTCGGCTCGTCCTCGTCCGCGCTCGCAGGCGACACCTACGTAACCATCGTGAGCAACGATCCCGAGCAGATTTGGGACCGAATGGAATCCGTGCGGCGCTCGCGCAACTTCCAGCGAGGACGTGGGCCGCTCGGCGGGTTGCCTGCGTTTGGGAGCTAAGGGATGCCCGCGCTCGTCATCAACGGCATTACGGTCCCGGTCGGCGCCGAGTCGCTCTCCCGCAGCGTCGAGGAGGTGGGGGAGAGGACGCGCGCGTTCGACGGGACGGCCGTCCTTAATCGCCGCTGGCAGAAGCGCGTCCTCGAGTTCGAAATCCCCGTAGCGTCCCAGGTGGACCAGCTCGCGTGGATGGCGCTCCTGCGGGGGGAGGGGCACTCCTGGTCGTTCGACTCAAACCTGTACAGCGCCAAGGGGCTGCCCGCTATCAACGCGCTCGCGTCCGTCGGCAACACGTCCCCGGTGTCCAAGTTCGGCGGGGGGCGCCTCGCGGGCGGTGGTGCATCGACAGGGCTCGCAACGAAGCTGGGGCCTGCGTGGACGGTGACGCTGTGGCTCTGGAGCGGCTCCGTCTGGAACCATTACGTCGTCAACTCGCTCGGGCAGAAGTGGTTCAACGGCGTCCGCAACGACGGCACGGCGACCGGCTTCCTCTCCGTCTCGGCTTCTGGGGACGTGACGCTCTCGACAAACTTCTACGACGACCTCGTTGCGTTCCCCGCGGTGATGCCCACGACGTGGCCGCCGCTGCTGTTCGCTACGGGCCGGGCCTTCCCTCCGCTGCCGCAGCTCGAGGCGTACGGCGACATCTTTCCGGGGAGCTCCGCCTCCTCGCCCGTGCTTGTCCGCGGTGAGGTGTCCTCGCTCGACTACGCGCCCGCGTGGATTGGCGGCGTCTGGACGCCGATGGCGGGCTCCCTCTCTGTGACGTTGCGGGAGGAATGAGGTGCGCTCTCTCTCTGCTGCCGAGTCCGTCCGAGTTGCGTCCGGTGCCTACGCTCCGGTGCTGCGCGTGTCGCTCGAGGATGCCGGCGGCGTGTTCCGCGACGTCGACTCGTACTTCGGCGGGCAGCGATTCCTGATGGGGGTGTCCCTGTCGGAGGACGTTGACGGGCAGGGGCCGACGGCCTCCATCACCCTCCGGCGCCAGGTGTTCGAGCACAGTCTCTCGCCGCTGATGCTGTCGTCCGGCACGGCCCGCGGCTACGTCCCGAGCGCGAGCCCCTCGCCTCCCGTGGCGCTTTTCCGGCGCGTCCGCGTCGAGTGGTACATCGCCGCCGTCGACGAGCTCGTCTCCTCGCCCTCTTGGACGGAGCTGTTCGTCGGGCGGGTGGACCGCGTCTCCATTGCCGACGGGGAGAGCGTGACGCTCGAGTGCCGGGACGCGAACGTTGCGGTGCTGTCCGACAGTTTCTTCGAGCGCGAGCGGCTGTTCGGCCTGACGCCCGCGGTGTACGCAGTGCAGAAGGGCTGCCTCATCTGGGCACCCGGGGAGACGCAGGCCGTCGGCGACCTCTGCGTCCCGACAACGCTGAACGGCTACCTCTACCGCGCGACGGCCATCACGACCGGCGTCACGGGCTCTACGCAGCCCTCGTGGCCCACGACGGTCGGCGCGACGGTGACGGACGGCGGCGTTACCTGGACGTGTGGCGTAGCGACGGCGGCGGCCGGCACGGTGTCGATGGAGGCCGTGCTTCAGCAGATGCTCAACGACTCGCCCGTCTCGCTGACGCTCCACGCGCCGGACGCGACGTCGTTCCTGATGAGCCCCTGGAAGCAGGAGCGGGAGCCCATCCTCGAGTCGATGCGGAAGGTGGCGCAGCTCATCGGCTGGGACCTGCGCCCGCGCTACGACTCCGGCGGGACGTACCGCTTCCAGCTCTACAAGCCGGACCGCGCGGCCTCCTCCCCGGTACGGACGTTCGCGCCCGCGAGCTACCTCGACGTCGGCTCCCTCGACATCGGCATCGAGGACGTCCGCAACGTGGTCCGCGTCGTTTACGGCGACAGTACGGACCTGGGCAGCGACGGTAAGACTCCGAAGCGCAAGTACCGGCAGGCTGTCGACACGGCCTCCATCGCCGCCTACGGGCGCCGCTTCATGGAAGTCGCCGAGGAGGCGACGAGCCAAATCGACACGGCGGCGGAGGCGGACGCGCTTGTCGCGGCGGCGCTCGCGGACCTTGCGACTCCCTACGCGGCGCTCGAGGTGGAGGCGCTCTTCTTCCCCTGGGTGCAGCTCGGGGACCTGTACCGCTTCAGCGCCAACAACGTCCATTTCGACTCGGACCAGGACCTCGCCGTCGTCGGCTACAGCCACGAGGCGCAGCTCGGCGACGACGGGGAGCAGACGTTCCGGACGTCCCTGACGTGCCGGGGCAAGCCGTCAGGGGGCTCGGACAGGTGGCTCCAGTGGGACAGCCGCCCCGGCGTGGCGCCCACGCACTCTCTCCAGGACTCCCACGGCGGCGCGGACCTCACCGTCGTTGACGCGGCCGCGGTGGCGGGGGGCGCGCGCTTCCGCATCGCCGAGAAGCTGTCCCGCTTGGCGAAGTTCGACGGGCTCGAGCTCCACGTCTCCGCGTCGTCCGGCTTCACCCCGAGCGCGGCGACGCTCTCCACGGTCGGCAAGGCGGACAGCCTCGAGATTCAGAACCTCGTTCCGGGGCGCACCTACTACGCGCGCGTTGTGCCGCGGCAGTTGAACTCGGGGCGCGTCGTCCAGGGCGAGCCCACGGCGGAGGTGTCGTTCGTCGCCGGCTACGCGGCGCCGCGGCTGCTTCAGCCTGCCGTTGATTACGGCCAGTACCCCGTCAACGGGGAGTTCGAGGCGTGGACGCTTGGGGCAAGCGCGCCGCCGGACGCCTGGTCGATGCACAGCGGGACATGGGGGACGGACGTGACGCGCGTCACGCGCTCGGTCGGCCCCATTTCCGGGGGGTACGCGCTCAACTTCGGTACGGCAGCAGGACAGGGGCGTGTGGTTGCTTCCCTGATGAAGATTGACGCCAACCGCACCTACAGGCTGGCCGTCCGGCGCCGCTCGCACATCGGCACGGACCAGTTCGCTCGCATTGAATGGCTGGATGCAGCACAGGGGCTGATGTCCACCTCGGACTTGTCCCTCGGCTACACGAACCTCCAGTGGCTAACGGCCTCCGGTGAGTTCGTCTCGCCGAACGGGGCCGTCTACGCCCGTCTCGTCGTCGGACGCTTCAGCGCGGCGGGCTCGTCGACCTTCGAGGTCGATACCATCCAGTTCGAGAAGGCCGCATACATCCCGACCACGACGCAGTGGACGACGGCCTACATCGCAGACGGCGCGGTGACGTCCGCGAAGCTCGACACCAACATCGCGGTTGCGGGGACGTTCTCCGCGGGCTCCATCACGCAACCGTCCTGGATTGCCCCCACGCTGCTCAACAGCTTTACCAACTACGACACGTCCATCTGGCAGGCCGCGGGCTACTACAAGGATTCGGTCGGACGAGTCTGGCTGCGCGGGCTGCTCAAGCGCGCATCTGCCGCGCTCAACGCCTCCGTCTTCCAACTGCCCGCAGGCTACCGCCCCGCAAAGAACGTCACGTTCGCAGCGATGGCAAATGACGCCTTCGCGCGCATCACCGTCGACACCAGCGGCAACGTGACGGTGCCTGCGGCGACAAACGCTTCGTGGTTCACCTTCTTCTCCCTGGACGGGATGTCGTTCGACACGAGGTAGCGCATGGCCCTGACGGAAGACATCCAGCTGGAAAGCATCGAAGTCCTCGCGGACGGGACGCTCATTGCGAAGGAGGCCACGCGCATCCTCCGCGACGGCCTCGAGGTGGCGCGTTCCGAGCGTCGCTGGGCGCTGATGCCCGGGGATTCCCTGGAAGGACAGCCCGAGCGCCTCGTGGCGATGGCTCGCGCCCTTTGGACAGACGAGATGGTTGCCGGCCGTCTCGCCTCGATGGCCTCTGCCGGCAAGGAGACGCCCAAGTGAAGCCCCCCACCATCCGCCTCGATGAGGCCATCACCTACAGGACGGCCCTGACGTGGCTGTCGGGGGCGCTCGCGGCGCTCGTCTTCGGTGCCATCAGCGTCGGCAACAGCATCGTCTCGCGCGCGGAGTCGGCCGCAGCGGCCCAGGTGGCGCAGGCGAACGCGACGGCAGCCGCGGCGCTCCAGATGGCAAAGGAGACGGCCGCGCGGGTGGACAGCCGGCTCGACCGCATCGAGTCCAAAGTGGACCAGCTCCTCCTGAGGGGGGCGCGGTAATGGACCTGCTCGCCCGCATCGACACGACGCTCCTCTACCCGCCCTTCCTCGAGCTGCTGAAGCGCGTCCTCGCGGAGTGCCGGCAGGAGAGGGCGGACTACTGGGCCATCTCCGGCCTCCGTCCGCCCGAGGAGCAGGCGAAGCTGTACTTCCAGGGCCGCACGGTCCCGGGCGCCATCGTCACCAACTGCCAGCCGTGGAACTCCGCGCACCAGTACGGCATCGCGGTGGACCTCTGCCGGGATGCCAACCTCGACCGCGCGGGGCTCCAGCCCTCGTGGCGGCGAGAGGACTACGCGCTCCTCGGCCGTGTGTGTGACAGGCGCGGCCTGACGTGGGGCGGCACGTTCAAGTTCTATGACGCCCCCCACGTCCAGTGGCCCGGCTACGTCTCCGCACGCGAGCTCGCGCCGCTGAAGGCCGCTGCAACGAAGACCCCCAGCAGTCCCCCCGAGTACCTCCGGCGCGTCTGGGACGTGCTGGACCAACCCAAGGAGAAGAAGCCGTGAACACCACTGTCGCCCTCATCGTTGCCTCGTTCGCCTCCGCGGCCTTCGGCCACGCACGCCTGTCCATGCTGGCTTCCGTCGCGCTCCTCGGGCAGGTGCTCGCCCCAGACCCGGAGCAGACCGGCACCTTTCTGAAGCTCCTCCTGGACGCCGTCTCCTCGCGGAACTGGCCGCTTCTCGCTGCGCTCGTGGTGGTCCTCGCCGTCTACCTCGTTCGCCGCTTCGCCACCTCCCGCATCCCCTGGCTGGGCACGGACCGCGGCGGGGCCGTCCTGGTGCTGGTGACGTCGCTCGCGGGCGCGGTGGCTACGGCGCAGGCGGGTGGGGCGGGGCTGTCCCTGCCGCTGCTCGTGGAGGCGCTCTCCGTGGCCCTCAGCGCCGCCGGCGGATTCAACCTCGCGAAGAAGCTGCTGACCGCGCCCCAGGCGCCCGCCCCGGCTGCGGTGGCCTCGGCGGCGCCCGTCCCGTCCCCGATGGACATCGTCAACGGCGGCCAGTGATGCGCCCCGCGGCCCTCCTCCTCGCGCTGCTGACGGCCTCCGCGGCCGCCGAGCCCCCCGACTCCCCCCGCATGGAGCGCGTTGCGGGCGGCTACCTGCTCAACGAGGCGGGGTACAGGCGGCTCGAGGCGGAGACGACGCGACTGCAGCTCGCCGAGCGGACGTTGAAGGGGCGCGTCGCGGAGCTCGAGGCGTCCCAGGGCGTGCCGCTCGAGGCCTTGGGTACGGTGGCGGGGCTGGCGCTCGTGGCGGGCGTCGTCCTGGGCGTGTGGGCGCGCGGGACGGTGTCACGGTGAAGCGGAAGGGAACGGGACCGGAGGGCCGCGGGGCGGTTGGCTTGCGGCCGCGCTCTCCCCGGAAACTCCGTACTGCCCCTCCGGTCCCGGTAACAAGGTGCGCCTCTCCAGAGAAAGTGTCAAATGCCCCTCGGAGGACAGTTGGGTTGCAGACACTCCTCATTGTTCCTGACTGCCACGTCCCGTACGAGGACAGGCGGGCGTTCGAGCTGATGCTGGAGGCCGGCCGGCGGCTCAAGCCGCACACGGTCGTCCTGCTCGGCGACTTCGCCGATTTCTACAGCGTCAGCTCGCACTCGAAAAACCCGGAGCGGGCAAGGGACCTGGCGTTCGAGGTGGAGAAAGTGCACGAGCGGCTGCGGGACGTGCGCGCGTTGGGTGCTCGCCGGCTCGTCTACATCGCCGGCAACCACGAGGACCGCCTCTCCCGGTACCTGATGGACAAGGCCCCGGAGCTGTTCGGCACGGTGAAGCTCGAGGAGGTGCTGGGGCTGAAGGCGCTCGGCTTCGAGTACGTCCCGTATCGGCGAGCGGCGCGGGTGGGGAAGCTGAACCTGACGCACGACGTCGGCAACAGCGGCGCCACGGCCCACACGCGCGCGTCCGCCCTGTTCGGGGGGAACGTGGTCATCGGCCACACCCACCGGCTCGCGTACGCCGTCCAGGGCGACGCTCAGGGGGACGCCCACGTCGCGGCCATGTTCGGGTGGTTGGGGGACCGCGCGCAGGTTGACTACCTCCACGCCGTCCAAGCGGCCCAATGGGCGCACGGCTTCGGGGTGGGCTACCTCGAGCCGGACACGGGCGTCGTCCACGTCGTCCCGGTGCCCATCGTCCGCGGCCGGTGCGTGGTGGAGGGGCAGCTCGTGGAGCTCCCGCGGCGGCGGGGATAGGTTCTGCGGCATGAATCCGCGCGAGCCGAAGCTCCTCCTCTCCCTCAACGAAGCCGCCCGCCTCCTGGGCATCAGCCGCAACACGACGCTTCACGACCTCATCGAATCCGGGAAGATCCGCGCCGTCGTGGTGGCCGGTAGGCTGCGTGTCCCCCGTGAAGAAGTGGAGCGCGTGGCGAGGGAGGGCACGGAGCCCTGCCCGTATCCCCGGAAGGCTCGCCGCGGACCCGCGCCGCGACCCGTCCTGTCACTGGTCGAAGAGATCCGGAACATCAAAATCTGACCGAATCCGTCCCCCAATCTTCCCCCACTTTGGAGTCAACAGGCGTCCGCTAAAGCCCGATTCTCAGAGGGAAACGGGGATCGCGGGAGGGGGAGGCACGGACTTAAAATCCGCAAAACGGGCGACCGTTTGTGAGGGTTCGAACCCCTCCTCGCGCATCTCATCCCCCAACCTTCCCCCACTTTTAAAGAGCCACTAAGGTCCACCCATGCCCGATACGACGCGGACGTGGGACGGCGGTTACATCAGGAAGGACGCTAAGGGACGGGACGTTTTCATCATCCGGAGGATGCTCGAGGGGCATCGGTTCGAGGTCTCCACACGGTGCCACACCTCGACGGCGGCGCACGCGCAGTTAAAGCGGTTCGAGGAGGACCCTTGGAACTACCGGCCGGGGGCTAGCCAAGAGAGCACGGGAGCGGCGCTGACGAAGGACACGGCCGCGCTCTTCCTGTCGTGGAGCCGGGACGTGAAGAAGAACACGCCGAAGTGGGTCACGGACCAACACCGGGCGCTCGTGTGGTGGCTCGACGTGCTCGGGGAGGTGGACGTCCGGAGGCTCTCCACGGCCCGGCTCGTGTCCGCGCTGGACGGTGCGCCGGAGGCGAGGAAGCAAAAGATCGCCACCTTGAAGGCCTTCTGCTCGTGGCTCATCAAGGAGCGCCACGTCCTGAAGAAGGCGGAGGACCCGACGGCCGGGCTCTCCGTCCCCCAGGCGCGCCCTGAACAGTGGAAGACGCCGAAGGCCATCAGCCCGGAGAACTTCGCGAAGGTGCGCGAGCACTTGGAAGGAACGTGGCGTGACGCGCTCGACGTGCTCGCCGGTACGGGCTGGCACTTCTCCGAGCTCGCGCGGTTCATCACGGGCGGGAGCGTAAGCAACCATCCGACCGAGAGGGGGGCGAAGGTGCTCGACTGCCCCCAGACTAAGAGCGGCGAGCCGCTCCGGACGCAGGTCTCCCCGGAGGTGGTGGAGGCCGCGGCCCGGCTGCTCAAGCTGGAGGGGCTGAACTACTTCGATTTGAGGAAGGCGCTCGCGAAGGCGTCGTCCGCTGCGGGGGTGCGGCCCGCTTTGCAGCCGGGGCACCTTCGGCACTCGGTCGCGACCTGGGCAGTCAACTCGCAGACGCCGCCGGCGGTCGTGTCCGCGTTCCTCAACCACAAGTCCCCGCAGACGACGAAGCGCTTCTACGCGACGTTCGGCGTCCCCGCGAAGGTGCCGACCCTCCGCTAGAACTTCATCGCGCGGAGCTCCGCCGCGGCATCCCGCCCCCGCGTGCGCGCGACGGGCTCCGCTTGTTTCCGGTACTTCGGCGGGGGCTCCGTGCCCTCCCGGGCGATGCGTTGGACCTCCTCGAGCGGCACCTTCACGCGCCCCGCGACACGGACGACGCGGAGCTTCCCGGACTCGATGAGCTCCTGGAGGGTGTTGGTCCGACCGATGCCGAGCAACGCGGCCGCGCGGCGCTTCGATAGCAGGAGGGGAGTCACCGCGGCACCACCTTCCGGGGGCTAAGACGTCCGAGCGCGTGGAGGCCAATCCCGACCGCGTCCAGGACGTTGTGTTCGAGGCTCCGCGCAACGGGCGCCACGCGGGCTCGCTCCTCTGCCGAGAGACGGCCGCGGATCCGCTCGGTCATGGCCTCCTTCGGTAGCGTCCCCTTCCAGGTCCGTGGCTCCACGAGCTCCACGTCCGCGCCGGCGGCGAGGTAATGCTCCTGAAGCCGGCCGACGATGCGCGCGAGGGCGAGGAGGTCGTTCGGGTCGCCCTTCTGCCGGCTCGCCGGGTAAATGCGGGGCACCTCGAGGACGACGCGGGGGGCGCGCGGGAAGGGGATGGGGAAGCCGAAGCCCTCGTTCGGCACGTCTAGGAGGTTCGCGAACGTGAGCTCCTCCCCGTCGAACAGCGCGAGCCCGACACGGTGGACGCCCGGGTCGATGGCGATGAGACTCACGCGCGCCACTCCCCGTCGCGGATTTTCCTGACCGTCGCTTTGTGCAGGCCAACGGCGCGAGAGATGTCCGCGAGCGTCATCCCTTCTGCGAGCAGGGCGCGGACGCGCTTTGCCTTCGCCTCCCGCATCCGCGCGCGGAGTTCCTCCGCCTCGCGTAGCGCCGCGTCGATTTCGAGCGCGTAGGGGGTTGTCCTGGACGTGCTCACGGCTGTTCCCCCTTCGCCTTGACGATGACGGCGTCGATGCGGTCGAGCAGCTCTGCCGTTGCGTCGAATCCGAGGCACTCGCGCGCCTCCTCCAACAGGGCCAGCAGCTCCGGCGCGCAGGCCGCGACCTGGGCGTTGGCCTTTGCCACCTCGAGCCCGCGCACCGGGTCATCGTCGCTTCCCCAGGCGGAGAGCAGCCCGTCCCACGCCTTGAATCCGAGCGTCGGGTCCCCGCCCGGTGCGTCAATCCAGACCTCCTGATGACGGCACCTGCCCACCGTCCACGGTCCCGGAGTGTGGCGGCTCACGGCTGCTCCTCCGTCACCAGCGGCGTCTCATTGACGACCTGGACCCAATCCTCGGTGCCGTCACGCAGGAGCAGCCCGGCGAACAGGCGACGCGCGCACGCGGCTCGCTGGCGCTCGGCAATCTCCACAAGCGCAGCCCTGCCCGTTTCCATCACCTTGAGCAGCAGCGCCCGCGCCTCGTCGCGCTCGCGAATAATCTGTTCCGTCCGAAGCCGCTGGTCTTCCAGGAATGGTCCCGATCCGCTCATTGCTTCGCCTCCCACAGTTGAAGCCGTCCGCTTGCGTCCCGAACGGTCGCCATTGACTTCGACAAGGTGCGCGATATGGCCGGCTCCGCCTCGATGGACGGCCCGAGGTCCGGGAGCCACTCGCGCGCGGCCTCCCGCATCAGGTGCGCCAGACGCTCCGCGGCCTCCGGCGCCTGCCCCTCCGGCAGCTCCGCGATGAGCTCGTCGTGAACCATCAGCACGAGCCGCGAGCCGAAGAGGGGAGACTTCCGGTCGACGTACATCTCCCGCGACACGCGCCACGTCGCATCCTTCGCGAGGTCGCCGCCGAGCCCTTGAAATGGCGTGTTGAGCCATTGCGTGTAGCGGCACCCGCCCCGCACGCGCCGGGAGACGGGCACCTCGACGGCTACCTCCGCGTCCCCCTGCGTCAGGTGCGCCGCTCGGTCGAACAGCTCCTTCTGCTCAGGCCACGCCTTCAGCCATGCGTCGCCGAGCTCCTTCGCCACCTGGACGCAGACGGCGCAAACCTTCTTCGACTTGCCCTTCGCGAAGACGTCGACGTTCTTCGTGCCGCACTTCTCCGCGCGCCCGAGCAGGAGGCAGAAGCGCACGCCGTCCTTCTCCCGGGCGTTGTAGGCCATGCCACCGGCGCCCAAGCCCCCGCCCTTGCCGAAGTTGAAGACCTTCGCGAGGGCGCGGTAGCTCGTCGCCTCCTTCTCCTTCGCTTTCACGCGCGGGAGGAGGGCGTCGTAGGACACGCGCAGGAATGACGCGGCGGCGAGCGTGTGGACGTCCTGACCGCGGTTGAGCGCCTCCGCCATCCGCGAGTGCCCGACCGTCCAGATGGCCCGCTGAGACATCGTCCGGAGCTCGAGGCCGCCGTAGTCGACGCTGCAGAAGACGTGTCCCGGCCGGGGCTCGAAGCACTCCCGGATTCCGCCGTTCTGGGGGAACTGCTGCGCGTCCGAGGACACGCGGCCGGTCGCGACGAGCACGTTGAATGAGGGATTCCAAGGCCGCTCGAGCCCCTTCTCCAACATCGGGAGGTAGGTCGAGCGCAGCTTGTCGTTCCGGCCGGCCTTGCCCAGCTCCACGAGGATGGGGTCGCCGCTCTCGAGCAGCGTGTCGCGGTCGGTGGCGACCTTGCCCGTGGGCGCGATGGGGGGCTTCCCGCCGTAGGCCGCGGTAACGAGCTCGCCAAGCCGCTTCGTGTCCTTCGTCCCGTTCGCGCGGAAGATGCCGTGCTTCGCGAACTCGCCCCGGGCGCGGGAGAACTCCGCATCCACGCTGGCCTTCATCGCGGCATACCTCGAGGGGCTGACACGGAGGCCCCACATGGAAGCAAGCCGGAGCGCCCACGCGGCGCGCACCTGACGAGGCTCGTCAGCGAGGTTCTGCCGCAAGGGCTTGCCGAGCGCCGGGTCGTTCGCCGCGCGCTCCTGCCCGTGCCAGACGTCGAGCGTGTGCCTCGCGTCCCGGAGCGGGTAGTCGACGGCCTCCGCCGGCCACTCGGACAGGGGCCGCCCGTCGAGCTGCGCGTAGCGCAGGCGCCATCCGTCCGCCCCCTTGTCCGCGCTGATGTCCTTCCCGAGGTGGCGGAGGGCAAGCATCGCGAGCGAGTACCGGCGCCCGTTGCCGTCCTCCTCGTCAGAGAGCTCCCCGCGGGCGATGTCGAGCAGGGCTTCCCGGATGTCGATGGACGAGACGCGGCCCGCCTCGACGGCGGCGAAGGTGGGCGCCACGAGTTCCGGCCGCGCGGCGCAGAGGACGCCCAGGTCGTAAACGACGTTGCAGCCCACGAGGAGGACGTCCGGGTCGGCGACGTGGCGCGCGTACCACTCGAGCGACTCGTCCTTCCGGAGCAGGCCCGAGCGGTGCCCGTCGTGCCAGGAGAGGCACACGAGCGGGGGCGCGGCGAGGCCAGGCTGGATGAGGTGCGTCTCGGTGTCGAAGGCGACGACTCTCACCGGGACTCCCCCGGGCGCTTCGCCTCGTACGTCTTCGCGCGCAGCGGACGGCACTCGGGATGAATGAGGCGGGGGCGCCCCATCCCGGCGCTCTCCACCGGCTTCCCGCAGACGAGGCAGTCCCGCACCCGGCCCGTGTCCCGGGGCTCGGGCATCTTCCTCTGACAGGTGGGGCAGTGCCTCACTGGCGCACCTTCAGGCCCCTACGGGCGCGCTTCGAGGCCAGCTCCTTCAGGTCGGCGAGGAGGAACAGCCGGTAGCCGCTGGGGGTGCGGATGACGGGCAGCTCCCCGGAGCGAACCAAGCGGTCCAGAAGGGTGGCTGAGAACCCGAGCATCTGCAGCGCGTCACCTCGCGTGAGGATGTCGCCGTCACGAATGTCACTGGCTGTCATGCCTCCTCCAGCTTCTCGGCGAGGGCCTTCAGCCACTCGGACGCGAACTCCTCAAGCTCTCCATCCGCGTCCCGCCCGAGCGCGTCGCAGACGACCCGGAACTTCTCCAGGGCGCTGAGGCCGTCGCGGGGCGCGGAGGCCGGAGCAGCTCGAGGCGAGGGCGCCGGGGCGCGCGGGGTGGCGTCCTTCGCGCGGAGCGCGCCGGGGGCCTCCGGGCTGAGGCAGCCCGAAGAGCAGACCCCCTTCAAGTTGTCGCGGCGGAGCGGCTTCCCGCATCCGGGACGGCTGCACTGCTTCTTGTCGTCGCTCACTCGTCGTTCTCCAGGTAGGTGCCGAGCCGGGTGGCCGCGGCGTGGTTGAGGCGTTGCCGGGCGCGAGCGATTTCCTCGTCGTCCACGGCCACGCGGAGGAACTCGGTGCGCCCGTGGCGATGCAGTCCCGGGTGCCCGTCAAGCAGACAGCACCGGCGCCCCGTGTCCACGCTCGTCGCCCTACAGGCCCCCCGCCAGCCCGCTGAGGGAGGGGGAGGAGGGGGGACGTCCGCGACCGCCTGAATCCGAGCAGCCCTGGGGGGACGAGGGGCGCGCTTCGGGGCAAGCAGTCGGCGAGCGATGAGGGAGGCGAGAGAGGCCACGGGGCGCCGGAAGGGGGGAAGGTGAAGCCGCTCAGGGAGACGGCGGGGTGAGGGTGTCCAGAACGCGGCGGAGGCGCTCGCGGGAAGGCGTCCAGCGCACCTCCGTCAGCCGGTCGCAGAGGTCGCAGCGCTGGAATTTCGCCACCACCTCGATTTCGTCTGACGTTGCGTCCGGGACGTTCTCTCGCTGGTGCCAGGAGCACAGCAGCCGCGCCGCATCCGCGCGCCACGAGTCCAGCTCCGCGAGCGCCTCGACGGCGTCCTGGTAGCGGTCGCGCGAGAGCATCAGCCCAGCACCTCGGAGAGCGGGGGCAGCTCCGCCGAGGCGCGCTTCTTCTCTACGCCGTCCAGCTCGTCGTCGGTGAGGTCCACCGTGGCCCAGCGGTAGGACTCGATGGCCTTCGGCGGCTTGCCGTCCTTGCTGGGCAGCGTCTTCGTGTAGACCTCGCAGTCGATGAGCAGCGCGTACCCGGGCGCCTTCTCCTCGTCGTAGAAGCTGATGACGCGCTCCTCGTTCAGCTCCTCGTTCGAGGCACCCACCAGCGCACAGAGGAAGGCCTTGAACCTGGCGGGGCCGCCCTTCTTCGCGTCGTCCAGCTTCTCAATGTACGAGACGACGGCGCCCACCGAGGAGGGGCGGACGTCCGGCTCAGTCTGCTCGGAGGTGACGACGCGCAGCTCGGCAATGGCAGACAGCCCGCGGTGGCCGTCCTTTGCCTTGATGGCGTCGATGGAGAAGCGGTAGCGGCCGGGCTTCGGGTACTGCGCGGAGGAGGAAGCGGCCTGGGCCTGAGCGATGCGACGGGCGGCGATGGATGCGGACATGGTTGCCTTTGGATGGTGGAGCGCCTCGACGCGGGGAGCGCCGGGGAGTGCGTGGGTTGGATGGAGAAGCGCTACGCCGAGAGACGGCGCGCGCGCGGGGCGGGCTGCTGCTCGCGGAGGACGCGAATCAGCTCGTGCCCGGGAATGACCTTCGTCGTCAGGTCATAGCTGCCGGTCAGGTAGTAGCTCTGAAACGGCGGGCGATGCGGGTGGTACAGCGCAACGGTGAGGCGGTCGAGGAGGGCCGAGAGTCGCTGGATGAAGGTCGCGGTCGAGGTCATGCCCTTAAATGTGTGCGGTTTTTTCCCGTGGCATTTTTAAAGGGATTTTTCCGCTCAGTCCGCCCACGACGCGAGGCACAACTTCTGCGGCTGCCCCTCGGTCTGCTGGATAAAGAGGGCGTACTCGCGAGCCTTGTCCCACGCGCGCCGGAGCTCGTCCGTGTGGAGGTAGAGGTCGACCGTCACCTCGTCCGCCGTCTGCCCCTGGCGGTGCGTGCGCCCGAGGAGCTGCTCCCACGCGCCGCCGTCAGCGGGGGGATTGGCCACGAGGTTCCGGCTAAACGTCTGGAGGTTCTTGCCTGTCCCGTGCGCGCGGATGCTTGCCACGATGGAGCGGGCGCCGCGCTCGAGCGCGATGGCGGTCGACGCCTCCGGCCCGCCTCCGTACCAGGGCACGCCGGCCGCGCGGGCAATGCGCTCGCCGAGCTCGGGGAACTCAACCCAAACGATGCCCGGGGTCTCCCGCGCCCACGCGGCGGCGTCGTTCACGACCGACTCGTCCAGCCACACGGCCTCTGGCACGGGCTGAACCTGACGGTGTATCTCGTGCCACGGCTCGAACTCCTTGGCGCGCCAGACGGGCAGCTCGCCCTCGTACGCCGGCTCCTGGTACGCGCGGAGGGCCGCACGGAGGAGCAGGCCCGGGGAGTCGAGGTGTTCGCGCGGGTGCTGGAGCCTCTGCCGCAGCTCCCTGTTCCACGCCTGCCGGCGTCCGAACCACTCCGTAATCAGCTCCAGCGGCTCGCCCCGTGGATAGCGCCAGCGGTGAAAGAAGCCGCTCGCGAGCTGCCGCGCGCAGGCCACCTGTTGCAGGCGCTCCACGAGCTCCTCGCCGTCTGGCCGCACGCCGTCCTCCAGCACGGTGGCAATGTGGGCGTGGAGGGCTTGCGGGATGTCGACTTTCCGCTCGCGGATAACCAGCGACGTCCCCAGGGCGCTCTCGTCCGTGGCGACGACGCCCGGCGTGTCGTTGCGGCGGCGCCGGAACCCGTCCCGGACGTGCTCGCCGGTGTCGCAGAAGCGGCGCAGGGCGCCGGCGTCCGCGGGCGCCTCGCTCGGGTCGATGGCGCTCGCCCACTCCTCGACCGTCGGCGGGTGCAGGGGCAGGGGGGAGCCGTCGCGGAGTGCGAGCTCGGCGAGGTGAGCGTAGTCGCGGATGCTCTTGCTCGTAAGCGTCCCAGACAGGGCGCAGAGGCGCACGCCTTCGGCCTGCCGAAAGTAGCGCAGGAAGCGGACGGTCCTCGCCGCTCGACGGTCGCGGAGGTTGTGCGCTTCGTCGCAGATGAGCAAGTCCGGCTTGATGCGCGTGAGGAGGTTCGTCCCTTCCTGCGTCGAGAGCTTGCTGTACGTCAGGACGTGGAGCGCCGGCCGGCCCGCTTGGAACCAGCGCCCCCCGGCGAGGTTCGGCAGGTGCCAGTGGGCGCCGTAGTAGTCCCAATCCCGCTCGAGGAGCTGGGCGCGGAGGTTCGCCGGGATGAGGAGGACCGCGGTCTTCGACTGCATGACCATCGGGAGCAGGAGGTCCACGAGGGTTTTTCCATGTCCCACGCCAATGGGTGCGAGGAGCCCCCCGGTCCGGGGCGCCTCGAGCAGCGCGCGTGCCTGCGTGGGTAAGAGGCGGGTCGGGCAGGGGCGGGCGAAATCGGCGCACCGGCACGGCCCGGGGGGCTTGCGGAGGCGCGCCTCGAGCTCCGCGACGTCGCCCGCCGTCCACGTTGTCGCGAGGTCCCGCCGGGGCAGGCCCAGCACGCGCGCCACGTCCGCCGAGAACGGCACCGGCGCGTGGCTCCCCGGGACGGGCAGGAGCCGCGCGGCGGGCCGCGGGGCGGGCGTGGCGGGGGCGGTGGGCGCGAGTCCCAGGCGGGCGCGTAGCTTCACCGGCGGGCCTTCTCCTGCCGCTCGAGGCGTTCTGCGATGGCGCGCCTAATCCACTCCGAGCGCGACACGCCTTCGCGGACGGATGCGGCAAGCGCGGCCGCGGCCATTTCGGGCGAGAGCGGCAGGAGGACGCGCGCCTCGGTGCCTTTGGGGCGGGCGGCGCGCTGCCCCGGGTGCGGGCCGGTCATGCCTCTATTGCCTTCTCTGCGGCGGCGATGTTGTCGGTCATGGTCGCTGTCTCCGGTCTGCGGGTTAGGCGACGCTCAGAAAGAAGTTGCAGTCGTAGAAGTCGCTCGCCGTGTCGCGCTTCTCCCAGTGGAGGCGGGCCGCGATGGCGCGCACCATCATCAGAGTCGCCGTCGCCGCGTCGCTCCCGCGCTCAAACGGCATCGCGGTCACGCGGACGTCGACGGACTGCCCGGTCGTGAAACGCCGGATGGTAACGGACGCGCGCACGGCCTCGTGGAGCTCGCCGGCCTTCTGAGCGGCCTTCAGGTCGGCGCGGATGGCCTTCGCGGCGGTGGCGGCGTCGATGTACTTGCGGTCGGTCATGGTCGTTGTCTCCGTGTCGCGTGGTTGGGCAGGTGCTACCGGGTGCGAAGCGCGTCGTAGACCTCGGAGGCGAGCCGCTTGTACGTGCCGGCGCCGAGGACGTTGTCGATCGCCTGTTCGACCGGCATCCCGGAGGCGAGCCCCTTCACGAGGGCGGCGGTGATGGCGTTGCGGGTCTCGGTGGTCATTGTGTGTTCCTCCGTTGCGGGGCGGCGGCGTGCCGTCCATGCGCAGATATATATATCTAGTCGCACTAACGTCTGCAAGGGGGGCGCGGTCGATTTTTTGAGCTCGTCTGATTCCGGACACTTAGCGCCACCACCTCCCGCACCGGCGGCAGAGGGAGAACTCCGCCACCGGGGCGCCGCGGTCCGCGAGTTGGACGACGTGGCCGAGCAGGGCGCACGTCGCCCGCCGGAGAAGCTCGCGGAGCTCGTGGGCGGTCATTGGAGAGCCTGGTCCAGCCCGCACGAGCAGCCGTCGACGTGCGTCCAGTGGACCGCGCAGCCCGGCTCGTGCTGGCCCAGGCGCCGGAGCGTGTCGCGGAGCTGCCGTGCCTTTGCCTGCAGCCGAGCCACCTCCGCGAGCGCCTCTTCCCTCTCGCGCTCGACGTCGCCCTTCGTCAGGTAGAGAGGCCCGTTCACTGGACGCCCCGCACGTAGTCGCCGGGCGCGCACAGCGGCTCGAGCGTCTCGGTGAGCACCTGCAGCAGGTCCGAGGCCCGTGCGCCGACGACGACGTAGGTGCCCGGGGCCGGCGGCGCGGCGCGAATGTTGGCGGCGAGGATGCCGCGCCACTTGCTGTACCCGAGGGGGCTGTCGTTGGGCGCGCAGCGGATGTCGCTCACGGCGTACTCGGCCTCGAGCTTCGCCTTCAGCCCCGACAGGTACCCGCCCAGGGTGCCGTGCGGCCCGTTGGGCAGGCAGTCCACGAAGAGGCGCAGACGCTCCGGCGCGGGGGCCGGCTTCTCCACGACGACGGCGGCCGGGGCGGGCGCGGGCTGCGCGGGGAGCTCCGGCTCGGGCGCCTTCGGGGCCGGCTTCTTCCGCGCGAGAGGCTTCTGGGGCGGGGGCACGGCCGCCTCGAGCGTCTGCTGGACCGGGGCGGGGGAGAGGCTCGCCTTTGCCGGGTCAGAGGCGGGCGCGTCCGGGGGCAGGACGGCAGGGGGGGCGGGCGGCGTGGCGGGGGCGGAGGACTTCTGGACACGGGACAGGAGGGACACGGTGTGGCCTTTCTTTGCTTCGTGGGAGAGACATTGGTTGCGGTAGGAACACCCGCCGTATTTGTCGCAGGCGCGCCAGTTGGGGTGGACGTCGTCCAGGGCGCGGGCGCGCGCGACGTCCTTCATCTGCGTGGCGAGGTTCTCGACGCGCTGCCACTCGGCTCGGAACTCGCCGGCGGGGACGGTGACGATGCGGGACTCGGCCCGCTTCGCCCCCTTCGTTTGGTAGTAGAGGTGCTCGAGCTCGAGCCGCTCCGCCCAGGGGAACTTCGCCGACACCCACCGGGCATACCCGACCATCTGAATGCCGTGCTCGTGGCGCGTGGTGGCGAGGTCGTCAGGCTTCGCGGCCCACTTGTCGATGTCGCTCGTGAACTTGTGGTCCGTGACGCGGAGGACGCCTTCAGCCGCGCCGCGTAGGTTGAGCAGGTCGATGAAACCCTTGAAGGGAACGCCGGCCGCGGTCAGCGCGGGCGCATCGAGAGGCAGCTCCACGAGCAGCCCCTCTCCCGGCTCCGGCAACAGGTGCTTTCCGGCCGAGGCCACAGGCCCCAGGACGTCCTCGCCCGTCTTCAGGTAGTGCTCGAGCTGCGCGTGGCCCTCGGTGCCGGTCGCCTGGCCTTTCGTCACCTTGCGGGCAAGGCGCATCACGCGGCTGAACCACCACGCGCGCTCGCAGAGGGCGAAGTCCTTCAACTGGCTGACCGAAAGGTGCTTCAGTTCCCCGTCGACGACGGCGGGCTCGCCGTTCGCTCGCGGTGCCTGCGTGGTGTCAGTGCTCATCGGCGCCCCCTGGGAAACGGCCTCACGTTGTCGGGCTCCGGGCTCGCGTCCGTCACCATCTGAGGCGCGTTGAGAAGGTCCTCGGGTGCCTCCCAGACTCGGCGGCGCGAGCCCCCGCTGACGCGGATACGGTTCTTGAAGTCCAGCTCGTGCAGCGCGTTGCCGAGGCGTGTCTCCACGTCCCGGTTGATTTGGGCGGCGGACATCCCCAGGGCGCGCTCGGCGACCTCGGCAATGTGGACGGCGTCCGGTCGCTCGTCCGGCCCCATCCGCAGGAACCAAAGGCGGACCAGCTCGGGGAATGACTCACCCTCGGAGCGGAGGCGGCTGGACACCACCTCGTCGGCGAGCCGCTGCTCCTCGCGGGAGAGCCACCACTCCTCGCCGGCGTTGTACCGGGCAACGGCCTCGGCGAGCAGCTGCGAGCGGTCGCGCCTCAGTGCTTCGAGGTCCACCTCCCGGCAGGCCACCGGCCAGAAGCGACGCGCCCCCGTGGTGTCCCGGCGGAGGTACTGCGAAGCGTTCGTGGTGCCGCAGAAGACTGCCCGGCGCCGGTACGCCTGGTGCGTCTTGCCAAAGGGCGGGCGGATGAGGTCGACGGAGCTGGAGAAGAAGGCCTTCAGCTCCTCGTTCTCCACCGAGGCGAAGATGGTGCTCTCCGATAGCTCCACCAGCCACGCACGAGCGGCCAGGAGCCGGCTGTCTTTGTCCCGGGTGTTGACCGGCGTGTCGGTGAACCAGCGGTCGCCGAGCAGCGAGAAGGCCCGCGACTTGCCGATGCCCTGGGGCCCCTCGAGGACGAGGACCGTGTCCATTTTGCAGCCAGGGTTGAGGGCGCGCGCTACGGCGGAGAGGAGCCACTTGCTCGAGACGGCCCTCACGTAGTCCGTGTCCTCGGCGCCGAAGTAACGGACGAAGAAGGCCTCGAGGCGGGGCGTCCCGTCCCACTCGAGCGAGGACAGGTAGTCGCGCAGCGGGTCGAAGCGGTTCTTCTGCGCGACCAGGAGAAGCACCTCGCGGACGAGCGCCGGCGCCGGGTGAAGTCCGCAGTCCCCCCAGTGCGACTTCGACAGCCACACGGCCACCCCGGAGTCGAGCGTTTCCGCTGAAACGTCCTCACCGAGCGGGCTGCCCTCGATGCGGAGCTCCTTCTCCACGTCGTCGAATCGGATGCAGCCGCGCCACTCGGGAGAGTGCCGGAGGATGCTGTAGAGGTTCGCCACGTTGGCCTTGAAGGAGGGGCGCTCGCCCGGCTCGAGGTCGCGCCAGCGCTTTCCGCCCTGGACGGTGAGGTCCTCGGCCCATTGCTCCCCGGTGTCTCCGGCGTCGTCCTGCGTGTCGACGGCCGCGGCTCGCTTCACCACCTTGGCGCGCAGCCGCTCCACGACGAGCGCGTCCTGCGCGGCCCTGGCGGCGTCGCGCTCCCGGCGGCGCTCTCGCGCCCGCCCGAGCTTCTTCATGGCCTCGGCGATGAGGTGCTCCGTGCCCTCCTGCCAGGGCGTGGCTGCCCACGAGGCGCGGAACAACTCGACGACGGCGTCCTCGGGGGTCTCGTCCGGCAGCACGAAGGCCGAGAGCGACATCAGCCGTTGCAGGCTGTCGTCGTGGCGCCCGAGAGGGAGGGGCGCTCCGCGAAGGCAGTCGCGGAGGAGAGGTCGCGCCTCCGGCCGGCAGTGGGCGAGGAGCCGGTCGGCGAGCGCGTGTAGGTCTACTGGGGCCGGAGCGACGGCCTCTAGCTCGGCGACGTCGAACGAGGCGTCCAGCTTCGGGACGGCGGCGCCGCGCAGCAGGGCGTCCACGTCCAGGGGCTCGCCGTCGTGCGTCTCCACAACGGGCTGCGTGCCCTGGGGAGCGTCCGGCAGGTAGTAGATGCGGCTGACGTCCTTGGTGGCCGGGTCGGCCGGTAGCTCGAGCGCAGAGACGGCGCGGGCGCGCACCGAAGCCCACTCGTGCGGGAGGACGGGGCGGGAAAGCGGGAGTACCAGCCGGAGGCAGCAGTCCCCGGGGGGCGCGTGGCTGTGGGTGCTGTGCGCCACGAATGCGAGCCCACGGGCGCGGAGGGACTCAAACAACGCGAGCTGAGAGGCGTCGAGGTGGTCCAGGTCGAAGACGGCCGCGGTGATGGCCTTCACGTTCGTGTTCGCGCGCGTGCCCTCAATGTCGACGGGACTCCAGGCTGAGCCGTTCTTGCCCGGGCAGCGGCGGTTACGGCACGGCGCCTCGTTGCACGCGCTCGATCGTCGGAACGTCGTCAGGACGTTCACCAGCTCGGACCAGCCGATGTCCTCCACGCGCGGACGGGTGTCCTGCGCGTGCTCGTAGTACGCGACTCTCACGGTGTCCCCCACGGACGTTTGAGGTCAGGGCTGGCGGAGGCTGTAGACGAGCGGAGGCGGTCCTCGGCGTCTCGCGACGTAGCGCTTTGTCATCACCACCGAGCCGGAAAACATCAAGCGCTCGAGTCCGTCTCGGACCAGCCGTTCGGACAGTTCGCACCGCTCCCGGAGCTCCCTCACTGACAACGGGGCAGGGGCGGCATCAAGCGCTTGGCGGACTTGCTCGGCGTACGCGGCAGCCCGGTCAGGGCCCGGCTCGACAGGGGAATAAACGGCGGATTGAGTGTCGTCCATGCCCCTAAATGTGTGCGGTTTTTCCGGGTGGCATTTCCTTTCGCAAGTTCGACACGACGGGGGGAGGGGTTGTGTCGGTGGCTCCAGAGGGATCGACACGACCCCCTGAGGGGGGTTGTGTCGATGGATTCGCCAATGGTTTCGGCTACTTAGGTCAAAATCGACACGACACAACCCCCTTCTCTATATAAGAGAAGAAAAGAGTAAGAACACGCGAGCGCTCGCGCGTGCAGAGGACCCCCGGGTTGTGTCGTGCGTCGTGCCTGTTTTGTCTGTTTCTCTGGGCTCGACCGCCTGGGGAGGCAGGAGCTCGGGAACATCAACGAGGCCGTCGGTTCTAAATGTGTGCGGTTCTGGCGCGTGGCTGGGACCGTTCAATGGTGAACGGCTGGTCGTGCGCTTTGTTTCGAGGGCAACAGACTGCGTGCCCGACAGATGCAGTTGGTGTTGCGCGCGCGGCATTGTTCTCGCGTGCTCAGCTGCGCGCGCGTGTGGGATAATGTAAGCGGGGGGGGGGCGCTTATTTAGCGCGTGACTCTTCCTCGAGGCGGCGCAGGCCGTCTCGGATGAGCTCGAGCAGCAGTGCGGCCCGCGGGATTCCGCGCCTCCTGGCGACGGCCGTCAGGCGTGCGAGGAGATCTCCCGGCATCCGTACAGACACCTGCGCGTCTTTGGCCTTGTGCGAGTCCAGGTCCACGGGCTCGACCGTAGCACCGCACTCCTCCGTCGGGGAGCTACAGCCCGCGACACGTTTGTTGACGTGGGATACAAATGGGATTCAAATGCATCCCAAGGTAAACACTCGGGAGGGGCTTAGTGACGATGTCAGTGCGGAGGGGTACTGAGAGGGTGTTCAGTGCAGGGGGAGTGATGCAGCCGTCGAGAGATGCAGCGAGCGAAGTGGCGAGCCGAATCAGAGAGTCGCGCGAGGCGTCTCGCGACTGTCGCGACGATGAGGCGCTCCTGCTGAAGCTGATGCGCCCGCTGCTCGTCAAGGAAGCGCGCGCGGTGCCCTCGCCGGGGTCAGTGCAGTCGGACGACCTCGAGCAGGAAGGCGCGCTCGTGGTGCTGAGCTGTTGCTCGCGGTTCCTGCCGGAGGGACCCTCGTTCGTGGCCTACGCTCAGCCCCTCGTGCGCCGCGCGATGCGCGACTTCGCCCTGAGGCAGTCCCAGGACGTCAGGCCCAGCCATCGGGCTCAGCGCGGACTGACACAGTGGCGCCCGGTGGCCTGTGTGCTCGGCAGTCTCAGCGCGGGGGATGCAAGCGCTGCGGCGTGGCAAGACGCTGTCGAGCAGGCCAACCCCGTGAGCGACGCCGAGGCGACCCTGCTGGACGAGGAGCAGAAGCGGGAGCTGCTGCGCGTGGTGGGGCTGCTCGAGGACGAGCATCGCTACCTTCTCGAGCGACACTACGGCCTGCGAGGGTTTGACCCGACCAGCTCACGCGAGCTCGCCCGAGTGCTGGGGGTCTCGCGCACGTCAACGGACGGAATCCTCGCGCGCGCGGTGGATCGCCTCAGGGAGATGCTCAGCGATGCCCCTCATGCCAGCTGAGAGACCCGGGGCGTGCGCCGCGTGCGGCGCGCGCATCGAGCGGGGCGAGGTCATCGAGTACCAGCTCGCTGTCGGACCTCGACACCTGGCCTGCGTGGACCGGCCGGCGGAGCTGCGGCGCAATCGCTACCGCACGTCCTGTCAGTGGTGCGGCGCGGAGCTCCGGCCGGGGGTAGGACTGCTGACCGTCCTGGAGGCCGCTGACGGCCCGCGGTGGCGCCGTGAGTGGCGGGCCTCGTGCGAGGACGTCCACGCCTGCAAAGCGCGCCTACGGGCATCCCAAGGGGCCTAGGAGCGGCAAGGGGCGTGCCAGAGGGCGGGGAGACCCCCCCCCCGTGTCAGGTTCCTGACGCCCGGACGGATTTTGAACTG